GTTCGGAACCTTTTTCTTTCGTACGGGAATTTTTGGACCGGTCACCGGACTTTTTCCGAAAGTTCGGAACCTCACAAATTCCAATGTCTGACTTCAGCCCGATCCAAATGGCGATGTTTGAATACATCGAGTACTTCAACCGCGTCAATGTCGGGATTGACGCGGGAGTACCATGGCGTCTTATCCCTTACTGGATAAGACAAATACTCATCGCTCCTCACAAACGACACGCAGATCGCTTCGTTGTATGGCGATTCCTTTATTTCAACGGCTACCCACCCGAATTCGCTACGCTCCTTGTTTCGTGGTGGGCCAAATGGCATTCTAATGAGTTTGTTACAAACAACCTCCGAGATCTCTTACGAGATCTCCAAGCCCTTGAAAGACTAGCTACATTGCCCTACGGACATCTAGCTAGGAAGCGCCTTGATCAAGGCATGTACTACGACGTACAGCTTGGGCGCATGACTAAAACAGAAATATAACATATACCAAATTCAAAAAATAAAAAATGATATTAAGGGGGGGGGGTCTAGGTAATACTACACACGTATATTGTATATACGTGTCCTAGACCCCCCAGGATTTAATATTTTTTATTTTTGACTTTAATGTTAATAGTTACTCACCTATTTGGTCCCGGCTAACTTGATATAGGACGTTTACGACTTTAATATTAAAAGTCTAACTTTACTCACCTATTAATTTAATATTAATAGTGTCTACTATATCGTCTATAGATACTCACCTATTTGGTCCCGGCTAATGACACGGTGGAGATATTCCACCTTTAATATTAAAAGTCTAACTTTACTCACCTAAAGTTTTAATATTTATTTAGTCCACATTAAAAGTCTAACTTTACTCACCTGTTACTCAAAATATTTTAATATTTACTCGCTCTACTTTAATGTACACACTTACTCACCTATAATGGTCCATTATAGATTCTTTTATATTCTTGTTTCCTACATTTTAATATTAAAAGTCTAACTTTACTCACCTAAAGTTTTAATATTTATTTAGTCCACATTAATAGTCTACCTTTACTCACCTGTTCATAACTTTAATATATTAAAGCTCTACTTTAATATTAACATTTACTCACCTATAAATCACACATCGTCGTCTTCAGAATGAATACGTAAACGAAGACGGGGGGCCACAATTTCATCGAAGGGATCCAACTGCCTTCGGACATTTACCCTTTCGGGAACACTGTTATTACAGTTAGATATAGCTTCGACATAAATGCTTACATGGCCACGCCTTCGGGATCGCCACGAGCTACGTTGATAAGGTTAAACATGATGGGATCCGTCTGCCCCATCGCATTAATAACCCAAATACGATGCCTCTCGGCAAAACGTGCCATGGCTTGAATGTTACGCGACGGAAAAATACGAAATTTTCCGTCCACACGACGCACTAGCACACGGCCCTTCTTAGGCACGATAAACCGCGACGGACATTCGCTTACGGCGTTGGTGGTGTACTTGAACGTCGTATTCTTGCGGACAAGCTTCTTGCAGAGAGACGAAGGCTTAGCCTTGCGCCATCCGTACCGAGAACGAGGAGGTCCGCCACGAACAGCGCTATAGCGACGAGCGCCTCTACGATAAGCAGAAGAGACTGCAGACTGGCGAGAATACATAATGTGATTCCTTTTTTGCACCAAATAATATTCCGCGGAATATTCTTTTGCAAAACAAGAAAATTCTTCGCCTCACAAATGAGTTCCTGCAACTGCAACCGAACGCAGCTTGGGCGGTCCCTGGGTAAGGCCGCCGATTACCTTGTTCCTATGACCGGCATCTACGGCCAGGCTGCTGACAACATGGCCAAGAGGGTCAAGGCCTGGACTGGTTTTGGCGACTACCAAATCAACTACAATAGCCTCATGCAAGGAGACGGCATGATGGCTAAAACTCATGGTCCTTCTTTCATTCCTAGCTCCGAAGGACGCGGTTTAACGATCCGTTGGTACGAATACATCGGCGATGTTTGTACTTCTCCTGGATCCGTTGGTGGCTTTAACGCTGATACTTATCGTATCAACCCTGGCAATCCCATTGCCTTTCCTTGGCTCAGCGTTATCGCTACTCAATTCGAACAGTACAAGCCTAAAGGCATCTTCTTTGAATTTCGCTCTACTGCCACAGAGACTACTACAAATGCCAGCTTGGGCAGTGTCATTTTCGCTACCGAATATGACCTCTATGATCCTGACAAGTTTGTTAGCAAACACCAAATGCTCCAAACTGCCTACTCCAATGAGGGTAAGAGCACCTCTAACATCCTCCACGGCATCGAGTGTGCCCCTAACGAAATGCAAAACATTTTGTACAACACCCGAGACTTCTACAAAGTCTCGGATGGTGCTACTGACAAATATGATCTTTGCGAGACAACGGTAGCCACTTATGGTGGTGGCCTACCTACAGGCCAGAGTATCGGTTCCCTCTACGTTCACTACGAATTCGAATTTCTCAAACAGCAAGGATATGCCAATATTCCTCGCATGAAGAACTTCTACACGCAGAACCTTTACACGACTACTTCTTACGTCGGCGCGAGTCCTAAGCTCAGCGCTTATGAGTGGGCCAACGATAGCCAATGTTTCACACTGGGCATTACTGTTGATGACACTGGCAACGTCATCAAAATTCCTCCCAAGTTTGCAGGCTGCACTTTCGAAATTACATTTCGTTTCAACAACGGAATTACGTCTTTTACTACTGCCGCCGCAGCTAATCCTATTACTGACGGTTGCTCCCTGGCGTTTCCCAACCTGAATAGTTACATGACGTCTCTTGCTTACTACCAAGCTCCTCAGGCCGCTTCGACTGGTGTCCTCAACGCTACGATTACTTGGTATATCAAAATGGACGAAGTGATTCCTAAGTCTTGGGCGACTATCACCTGGGCTAACAGCGCTGCCGGATTCGCATCCATCGGCTGCTGCCCTTCGTCGACGGCCGCTTTGTCGGCCTTTTCAATCAATGCTGTGATTCGAAGCAATCCCAGTAACTGGTCTTAAATTTAAGCATCTTCCATTCCAACTTTCTCGTCGTCTTCGTCTTCGTCGCTCTCCTCCACACTCGGCACAAATGTAGGATGCGTTCCAGGAAGAGGTGGCTCGCGTCCGTCCGCTCGCTCACCATGATCGCACTCAAGCACAGGCGGAGTGCCGAAGGCCTCGAACTTGTACACCTTGAAACGTCGCAGCACAGCGTACAAATCCTCCGGGTTGGGAAAACACTGCTCCACCGAGTAGTTCGACGTGATCACAAACACGCCGGGACGGAGCATCACCGAGGAGCCCTTCACCTCGGCCGGGAATGGATAACGATCCACCCAGGTCTTCAAATAATGCCCGGAGACGGCACACTTGCTGGGGTCAATGTCCTCCATGAGGACCTCGTCCTCGCCCTTGTAGCCGTCCCACCACTTGTTGATCATCTTGACGAAGATCTTCGGGAACATCTCACGGGCGAGCATGCTCTTGCCCGTTCCCGCGCGCCCATAAAACCAGTAGTTCTCCAACTGGGTCTGGGGACGCGGCTTCTCGCGCATGGCGCGATTGTAGATAAACTCCAGGTTGCGGGCGTGCACAACCTGGATCTGAGGATGAATGACGTCAAAGTCGCCTATCTTGGCCGCTTCCAGCGCCACACGCCAACGGCACTTCTCCGACTCACCTCCAAGGGCGCCGGAGGCGGCGCCCTTCTCACCATGCGCGGCTCCTTTTTGCCCGTGCGAGGCGCCCTTCTGCCCGTGCGAGGCGCCCTTCGCGCCCTTCGCGCCCTTCTCGAGCAAACTCACCGGGGGAATGCCGCGCTCCTCAAAGTCGCCCTCCTTCTTGCAATACGCAATGGAGGCTTCCAAAGCCACACACGGCTCAATATGCCAGCGTGGCCCAAGCACCGCCTTCACACCCTTGAAACCCTTCAAGGAGGTAAAGACAAAGGTGCACTGAAGATGGGGCGTGCCCGAAGCGCCCTTCTCGCGGCCCGCGACAAGATACAGGCACGGATCGGGGGAGAGCATGAGGATGTTCTCGAGCTCGCCCTGGCCCCAGTTGTTCAACACGCCAATCCAATTCTTGGAGCGCTTGTTCAAACTACATTGAAATTAGTAAAATTGAAATTTTACAACTTACTCCACAACCTGGGTCGCTGGGATGGGGGCCGGGGTCTCGGGACGCATCACCATTGGCACAGGTGATGGGGGAGGCTGCTCGCGTTGCTGGAGAATTCGCACGAGCTCTTCGTCGTCCGAGCCCTCGGACTCACCCTCCTCGGCGTGGAGGGCGTCAATGAAGGCCTCAATGCGCGCCTGCTTCGCACGCAAAAGAGCACCATCGCGCAAAACATGAGGCACGCGAACCAGGGGGCGAGGAGTACTAGGAGGGGTGACATCGTCCTTGGTTTGGGAGGCTTGAGACATTGAAAATTGTGAGGAGACAATTTTTCAAACCAACCTTGGACGATGGATCCTAACGGCTATAAACAGGAATTTTTGGATCGGTCACCGGACTTTTCCTGCAGGTTCGGAACCTTTTTCTTTCGTACGGGAATTTTTGGACCGGTCACCGGACTTTTTCCGAAAGTTCGGAACCTCACAAATTCCAATGTCTGACTTCAGCCCGATCCAAATGGCGATGTTTGA